GCCAATAACCACAACAGATTAGCGATAATCTATTATCAATAACAAAACAAGGAAGTAAAACGATGTCACCACTAATGGAAAACGAAAAGAAAGTAAGCCACATTCTTCATTTATTATTAACTATAATCAGCTGCGGATTTTGGGCGCCGATGTGGATGCTTATTTGTCTGAGTGTATCACTAGAAAACCGAGGAATCAGCAAGCGGAATCTTAAGAGGTACAAAGAACAAGAAAAGATGTTAATGTATAATCATATGCAAATGATGAATAGTAAATAAACCCAGGACTCCCGATGCCCGCAGAAAAGAAATACACCGCCGAGGAATTAGCCGAACGCGAGAAAAACAGGAAACTACGCCGAGCGCGTGAAGTATCCGAAAACTCCCGCGATATATCAGAGGCCATGTACAGTTGCATGAATACCGAGAGGCGCGAAGCTTGCAGATATGATTTAAAGTTATTCCTAGAGATTTACATGCCCGAAGCTTTCTATTTGGAATGGTCCCCCGATCATTTGCGGGCATTGGCGAAGATTCAAACCTCAGTATTAGACAAAGGATTATTTGCCCTAGCAATGAGCCGCGGTAGTGGTAAATCTACAATGTGTCTTGGCGCTTTACTGTGGGTGATTATGTATGCGCATAAAAGGTACCCGGTTTTAATTGGTGCGACATCTCCCGCAGCCGAAAAAATGCTTTTGGGTGTAGTTGTTTTCATGACTACAAACCGCTATCTCCTGGAAGACTTCCCCGAGGCCTGTATTCCTTTTCAAGCTTTAGGCGGTCAAGCTAATAGGGCAGGCGGTCAGCTATGCAACGGGCTGACAACAAAGATCAAAATGGGAAAGGATAAAATAATTCTTCCTTATATCGAAGACGAGGAAGGCGAGCCATTCCCGACTAGCTCCTTAATTGTTGAAACTGGCGGACTCACTTCTGCAATTCGAGGCAAGCAACATATAACACCGGATGGTGAAATATTACGACCTGACTTTGTTATTATTGATGACCCGCAAACAACCGAGAGCGCGAACTCAGTAACGCAGATTGCAAAGCGCGAAGAGTTGATTAATAAAGACGTCTTAGGTTTAGCTGGTGCGGGTAAAAGGATCGACGGAGTTTGCCCCTGCACAATTATTGCTCCCGATGACTTAGCCGCCAAGCTTTTAAATAAAAAGATTTCTCCCAGGTGGCGAGGCGAAATATTCCAAATGATGCGGAAGATGCCAGTAAACCTGGATGCTTGGGAACAGTACAGAAATATTTATTTTGATTGTTTGCGAGCTGATGTCTATGACCATGAGAAAGTAAACAACTATTATTTAAAACATCGTGAAGCATTAGACGAGGGTGCGGAAGCTTCATGGGATAAGCGAAAAACAGAGAACGAAGTCAGCGCGATTCAACATTCTATGCACATTTATTTAGAGGATGAGGATTCTTTTTTCTCAGAGTATCAGAATGCGCCAAAAGAAAAAGACTCGAGCCGAAGATTAAAGCCGAAAGAAGTGCAAGAGAAAGTCAATGGCTACGATCAAAATGTTATTCCGCAACAATGCACAGACATAACCGCTTTTATAGACGTTCAAGACGATTTGCTCTGGTTCTGTATAATTTCTTGGGAGAAAGACGCAACGGGTTATGTAATTGACTACGGAGCATTTCCTGAGCAGAAGATGAAATATTACACAAACATTAACGCAAAGAAAAGGCTTAAAACTACCTATGTCCACACAACTGATTTAGGCTCAAGACTATTTGCGGGGCTGACTGATTTATGCGACAAGATATTAAAACCGCGCGAACGTGATGATGGGATTAAAATGCAAGTAAGCAAAGTTTTAATTGATGCGGGTTGGGGTTTATCCACTAAGAAAGTTTATCAGTTTTGTCGTGAGTATGGACGGCCGGAAGTATTGCCTTACATGGGTTTTGGTATCAAAGCATCATCAAAGCCAATGTCTGAATATACTTGCCACAGTGGTGAGGTTAATTTCAATCATTCCCGCTTAACTTCGGTTAAGGATCAAAAGATTCAGCGTATTGACTGCGACGTAAACTTCTGGAAAACGACAGTCACAGAACGCTTAGGATTAGCCAACGGCGCCAAAGGTGGATTGACTCTATTTAAGACTAGGCCCGAAAATCACAGAATGTTTGCGGAACAAATGACCAGTGAGATGTCTATACTGGTCAAATCTCCAACAAGAGAGGTTGATGAATGGAAGCATCCAAATAAATCGCGAGACAATCACTTGTTTGACTGCGTGGTTGGCGCTTCGGCAGTTGCGGATATGATCGGCATTAAACCCGATAACGATAGACAGAAACCAATAACAAAAGGCGAACGATTAAGACGCCAAAGAAAGAAGGTTAAATATATATGATTGATTTAATATGGGGCGATTGCCTACTAGAAATGCAGAATATAAAAAGCGGAAGTATTGACGCAATTATCACAGATCCGCCTTACGGCACAACCGCCTGTAAATGGGACTCAGTTATTCCGTTTGATAAGATGTGGGAGCAGTTGAATCGTATTATAAAACCAAATGGCGCAATTGTTTTATTTGGTTCTGAGCCTTTTTCTTCCGCTTTACGAATGAGTAATATTAAGAATTATAAGTATGATTGGAAGTGGGGGAAATCAAGACCTACAGGATTTGCTAACGCAAAAAAGCAACCTTTAAGAAATATCGAGGATATTGTTATTTTTTACAAAAAACCACCTTTATACAATCCCCAAGGGTTGACTAGAATTGACAAGATTTGCAAAAATTCCAAAACATGCGGAGGGGACACTATTCGGTCTAATACATCAGCTTCGAGAGGAAAAGGATCTCTAAGAACTGGAGGGAAGAAGTATATTCAAGAATTTACAGGATACCCAACGCAAATGCTGTCTATCAAGAGCAACGAGGGCGAGAAGCATCACCCAACGCAAAAACCAGTAGCACTAATGGAGTACTTAATTAAAACATATACCAACGAAAACGAAACAGTTTTAGATTTCACAATGGGAAGCGGTACAACTGGCGTCGCTTGTAAGAACTTAAACAGATCATTTATTGGTATCGAAATGGATGACGAGTATTTTGAAATAGCTAAGGAGAGGATCGAGAACACAGAGCCGGATTTATTCAGTAATTGAAAAAGAGTTATCATTAAGCTATATTAATAAAACAAAAAAATAGGAATAAAAAGAAATGACCGACACACCGAAAAAGAGAAGAGGCAGACCCGCAAGAAAAAATAAAGAGGAAGTTAAAGAAGCTCCTGCATTTTTGCAAGAAGAGAAGCCGAAACAAAAAAGAGAAGTGCGCGCAAGTTCAGAGATGCTGAAAAATGCTTGTATCCACTGCGGATTGACTCAGTTAGTGACGATCAAAACTGATGCACCTTTAAAGGTTTGTCATCGTGCGCAAGGAAAGACGTATAACACGCTAATTAGACGCCTAGCAAAGTGTAAGTCTTGCGGTAAGCATAATTCTATTAATTGCTTTGAGATTAGATAGAAGTAGTTCCAAAGTAGTTCCAAAGTAGTTCAATCTAAAGTTAAGTATAATTTCTATACTTAGCTTTTTTTTGTGCCTTTGAAAAAGCTTTTTAAATGACTTATTTTTTTTGAAATAAGGAAATAATCACACATGCCGACAAACACAGAAAGACTTGAAGCATTAAAAGAAGCTATCTATTCGGGCGCAACCTCAATACAGTTAGACGGGCAGACAGTCACATACAGAAGTTTGTCGGAAATGGAACGAATCGCACTTAAGCTTGAGAACGAAATAAACGGATTTTCTAAACGTCCCAAGTGTTCCAGTATGGGCGCAACTTTGAGGAATCAATAACATGGGAATTTGGAAAGGTTTATTTGGCGGTAAAGACTATAACTCTTTGCAAGGTGGTGACAGAAAGCCATTAAGACAAAGAACCGGTATCAGTGAAGCACATTTAGGCGGTGCAGCTAGAAAGCAAGCTATCGGAAACACAAGAGATTTAAGGCGTAACTTTGCGGTTGCGGCTTGGGGAATTAGAAAACACCTCGACTATGTATCAGATTTCAAATTCAAAGCGAAGGGCGACGACGAGCAGTTGAAATTATACTTAGCTCAAAAAGTACGCCAATGGTCATCTAAAAGAAATTTTGACCAGTCGGGGCGTTTTTCTCTCTCTAAAGGTTTACGCTTGATGGAGTC